TATATTCAACTTGTAATAATTTAGATGGCATATACTGAGTCATTGCTAGTGATACTGCCACTGGTATCGCTGCAAGTATTAATGAAAGAATTATTAATTTTGATCGCATATCGATCTCCTTAATTAGGTGGGCGCGAACGCCCACCAATCCAATCAAAGGGACTTTTTGCTAGTCTTTTCTATTGTAGTTTGTTGGATGTTTGAAACAAATCCGTTTAGAGTTTGCGCTTTCGCGATAACATCGGATTCAGAAGGGTATGGAGGGAAACCAGGATGATCTGGCATTTCACCGCCATTTATTTTGGCTAGGTCTACTCGCATAGACCATTCGTTAGTGATACGTTCACGATGAGCATAATAATCTTGTTCTAACATTTCCTTCGCCATTTTTAGTAGTTCAAGGCGAATCTCGAACGGTGTCAAGTTTGACATTTTACTTCTCCTTTTGTGTGATGTGTGTAAAATGGTAGTTTTGTAGGGTTCTACCAACCCTCTGTGTAATATTATTTAGGCAATATTATTTCTTTGCTTCTTCTTTCTTAGCTGGTGCTTTTGGTGTTGGCTTGTCACCCTTTGGTGCTGGTGGGCACTTACCATCTTTATCCTTCTTCACACAGTTTTGTTCTGCGGCTGCTGCTGGCTTTGCATCTTTCTTTGCTGGCTCAGCTGCAAAAGAAACTGTTGCTAATGTCATTAATGCTGCGGCTAATACTGTCTTCATTTTATTTCCTTTTTATAAAAGTTAAGTTAACATCTAACATCAGTTAGGTTATTCTGTTACGAGGAAACCTACCGAAACCCTAAGCAGTGTTTAGGCTGCTAATGCGAACTGTTCGTCGTTTGCGTTTACGTTGTTTACTTTTAACGACTCTCTGTGTCGGGTAGCCTTTAGAGATACTTTACTGTCAATCGATTTCCTGTTCACCCCCATCAGAAACATACTATTCTTGATTTAATCAAGTGCCTTCGTTAGGGTCTGCAACAGTATGTTTTTGGTGGAGGTGGGGGCATCGAAGCCCCGTCTTGTCCAGATTTCTTTCTATCAGTTTACTACCATTATTCTACCTCTTACCAAATTTAATGAAATAATTTCAATAGAATTTGGATTAAGATAGTAATTCTTCACCCCATCATTCCACCACTGTTTACCTGCGGTCGAATGATTTTTCTTTTTATTTCTATTTTTGAATTCTTGCGTAGTTATCCAACCATCGGGAATCATGTTAGCATTATATGCTTTCCTGTTCGAACAATCAGTAGCATTGTTTTCAACACACCAAACTTTTCCATAATTTGAGTTTTTATTCCCTTGCTGATGCTTTATTTTAGCAAAAGTGTTTTTTCGTTTTTGCTTTGCTTCTGGAGTATTTGCTAAAATGGCAACCTGTTTTCTAAACTCATCATTAATTGAGAAATTGTTAATACTTTTTCTACCAGCCCAAGGATGTCCAAATTGTTTTAATCTTTCTTTCGCAGCCTCGCTTTGTACCATTCTAATTAGTTCTTCACGGGGAATCATCTTACTCAATCCTTGCCATGCAAGATAATCCTGCCAATGTCCGTATTCCTCAAATAATTTCCTATGGGCTTCTGCATGCTCCTCGATGCTTAATTTTATTAAGTTATCAGGATCATCAGTACCGCCCATATGTTTTGGAATAATGTGATGTAAGTGACTCATAAATTCTCCAATTCTTTAATTATACGTTGTATTTATTTAAATGTCAAACATTTTTCTATAGGAATCTCGCAACTCTACAAAGTCGCCAATCCAAGAATCTCGTTTCTCATTAAAGACGATGGGTTCTTCGTCATCAACACCCATGATAATTACCAGTCTCGAAACTGGAATCTTAACCAGTTCCTCAAATGCCACGGCATACGCAGAACATTGCATAAAGTAATTCTTAATGTCCTCGCGTCGTTTAACTCTCTTGCTTGTTTTAAAATCTATAACGCATAGTTTACCTTCATACTCTGCAATACAATCAACTGTTCCTGCAACTTCTAAATGATCAGAGTACAACGGTGTCTCTAGTGCATGTATATTATCTATTTTGTCGACAATAGGTTGTATGGATTTCCACATGTCATAGTCAAATGGATCTGGTTCAACAAGGGTTCCACGGAGATAGTTTTCACACAAGGTGTGCATTGCGGTTCCTCGACGTGCGGCTCTGGAGGAGATTCTATTGGCTTCTTCTTCACCGACTCGTTGGCGCCACTCCATAATTGCTTGTTTCCCAAGTAACGGCCAGCATCTGCTTCGCGATTTAGTTTGTTCTTATTCCAAAACCAAATAGCAGACATAAGCGCAAATTCGCGATCGGCATTTACCCAGTCAGGATTCTGAAAGAGATTCTCCCAGTCTTCGAACATTTCTTTAGCGAATGCCATGTAGTTTGATTTTCCAGTTAATTGGATTGGTCCGCGACCACGATACAACCAGCCATCGCCAGATTCTTCTGGTCCATTGCCCATACGATTAGCGTAAACACGATTAGCGATCTTCATTGGTTGTCTTGCGTATTGATTAGCGAGATCTTCTGTTGGGAAATACTTCTTGAAGATACCCATCAATCCTTTTGCTGAATAATTAAGATTCTCTTCAAATACTGTCCAACCACCAGACTCATGTCCACACTGCGCTACGAAAGCAGCAATACGCTGCGGTGTATTAATCTCATATGTTGGAAATACATTGTTCATTGAATTAGCCCACGACTGTGGATCTTGCGCTCTTGGAAATAGGTGAGCGAATTGTTCTCCTGTAATCATTTGGTTCCCTCGTTAATGTCTTCGTATTTTAATTTAGCCAAGATGTAATCCTTAACCAAAGAACTTCTCACGATATCATCAACGGTAAATTCTACTCTAGTAAAAGCACCCATATGCTGAGCAATGTCAAAAAATTTCAGCAAGCCAGACTTATCATTGTTCTTACGTATTGCCTATATGGTTGTTGATAGATTTCCATCTTCTCTGCCACATCTCCAGGTAGATGACCGATCTCCCTTGATTGAACAGCAGAACGAACTACAATTATTTTGTTGAATGGATTGTTTTTGTCAAGGACTTCTTCTATTGCTTTATACAGAGCAATAAAAGTTTTGCCAGTTCCCGCTACTCCATGTAATGCTACGAAATAATCTCCACGTTTGTATGCATCAAAGAAGATTTTTTGATTTTCAGTTAACGGATCAAATGTCTTTAGATCATCTAACCTAAGTTTAAGATGATTCGTTGGTGTTCTTCTTTGATTGATTGGCTCACTGATTTCATTGTCTACAACTTTTAGTGCTGCATTTGGTTTACGAGCCATGCAAACTCCCTAGTTGTTATATTTGTGATGATGTTTGATTGAGTTGACTTCCTGGGGTCTTTTCGTGGATGCGTTGCAGTACCTCCTTGAAACCAGAATCTTTCTTTCTAGCACCAATCCTAACTGCGTCTGCTATTGGTGGGGCTGAGTCGATATATGACTCATGAGTAGGATTCTGTTGTTTGTAAGAATCTAGTTCGGACATCTTCATAACCTTCTCGAAGATCTCATTTGTTTCTGTATTACGAAATTTGTATGTGGGCATGGTCACTCCTTCATTCTTATTTAGCAGACAGTTTCTTCAATGAAGTGTGGTGTCGGTCTATTTTTCCACGAAAACATCCGCTGTTTGGCAAAGTTATAATAATTGTGATACGACTTAATAGAGTTACCAGGGACTTTGTATTCTTCTGGCATGGCTGGGGTAGGTTCGGTGAACGAAACATGCCTCGGTATGTTCTTTGGTGCATATTGCAACTCACTCATTAGATTAGAACATTTGTGCCACTTGCCATAACGGTAATTGTATTCTTGTATCAGATCACAAAACATATTGTAAAGCCACTGGTAATTTTCCAGTGACTGCCGAACCCAGATTGCAGATGGGTGATTAATGTGCGTTGCCGAATAGAGAACTGATTCGCGTGGTTCGTCCAGTTTCCATCGTTTGACTTTTCTACCTGTCAGAGTCGAACCAATATGCTCATGTCCATCAATAACACGATGAGCAGTCGATAACAACTGCGCATACTCGAGAATCATCTTGACGCAATGCTTGTCAACATGCATCTCGGCACACTTCTTAGTGTCATTATGTAGATAAAAGATGTTCACTTCAACATTCTCCAAAAATTAAATGCCATTGAAACTCTATCTCCGTCACCTTCGTTCGGTAATACTCTATGCATGAGATCATCTGGGAATACAATGAGTAAACCAGGATATGGATAAATTATTTCTCGTTTGTGTTTAGTCTTAAATTCTATGGCGCCACAGTTCGGTGGT